GAAGTGGCTTCTGAGGAATCTGAGTCGAAAGAAAATGGATCTAAGGCTTTGCCTGAAGAAGCAGAAGAAATAGGTAATCAAGAAGTTGATTCAGCTAATTCATCTGAGGCCGAAGAAGATCAAGGGAAAGAAACAGCAGGAGCAGACCTCACTGACACAAATGTAGTCTCTGAGCAGGATGCAATTGCGAAAGCTAGAATTCAATCCCTTGAAGAAGAAAATAAAAAACTCAAGAGTGCATTACATAGAACATTGATTGAAAGAGTTGTTGATACTAGAATCGGACTTGGTTTTGAACTATCAGATGATCGTGAAAAACTAATCGAAGAGTATTCTACAAGAACAGCATCTTCTTTAGCTGATAGCCTGAGAGATCTTGCTAAGACACCAAGTAAGTCTGGTAAAAGAATTGGCGAGATGTTGAATATGCCCACAATTGCTTCAGAAGCCGAAGTTTCGGTAAAAGAAGAAAATGTGCTTACTATAGACATGGAAGAGGAGCCCATTAAGGCTTCAGATCCCAAAGAGTCTTTCGAACAAATTCTAGTTGATGCCCTTATGGGTAGACGTAAACTTTAAAACTAAGGAGATAAAAAATGAGTTTAGCAAAATTTCGCAAAGTACATAGTAAGACCGGTTCTGGTCGCTTCGTTGTTTCCGAGGGCATAGCCCCCGCAGCATACCTGTTGCCGCACCCCGGTCTTCCTACTTGGTACTATGACAGTGAAGATGATCGCTTTGAAATCGTTATTCCAAAGGGAACTATTCTTTCAGTTATAGCCGATGCTAATGGTGACGCTCGCATTGTGCCTGCTAACGGTACAGGCTCAAGTAAGGTCTGGGGCGATGACATGAGCAATACAGCATGGGACCCCACAGCTGGTGCAACACCCGCTTACTCGTCCGGAGCAACTGACACAGTCACTGTGCCTGCTCGTTCGATTCCTATCGGTTGCGCACAGTATGATCTTTACAGACCCTTCGATAAAGGTACCTCGCAAGGTGCTGGATTTATCACTCACGGCTATGTAGAGTATCCAATGGTCAGCGGTATTAACAATGACGTGACAGTTGGTTCAGTAGTTCGTTCCGACGTAATGGGACGTCCAGTATTGGCTGCAGCTACCGATTTCCTCGATACCAGCAGTGTATACAGCTACTTGCAAGTAGGTAAGGTTGTCGAAGTCGAAAAGTTTGCTACAAACTTTGATGACGGCCTCCTCAGCTACATGCAGCTTCCATCAGATCCGGGTGCGTTGAAGACCGTTTATGAACTTACCAAGGCTGGTCCTAATAATGGTAAGCTCGGTATTCGTTCGAATCTAGATGTAACTAATGTCATTGGTGCATTCCGCGTCAACCTGACACTCTAATAAAAAAGAAACAATAACACAGGAGGAATATTCCTAAGATGACTAAGACAATCCAAGAGCTCCTCTCGGGTCTCCCAGCTTGGGAGACAGCAATGACCGAGGACGGGTATATCGACGCAGACAATAGAGTAACAATTAAGGAAGCTTTTGCATCGTCAGACGCAGCAGCACTTTTCCCGAAAGTTCTCTCACGTACGCTCAGAGAAGCAGCAGAGCCACAGCTTTTAGTGACTCCATTGCTTTCCACTGTTCGTCTCGGCAAGGGACGTTCATTGGAATTCCCGGCCGTCAATGCTATTCAAGCTGCTGAGATCCCAGAAGGACAAGAGTATCCAGAACAAGCACTCGCTTTCGCAAAGCAGGTAGAGGGCAAAGTCTCAAAGAAGGGCGTTAAGCTTTCTTTTACAGAAGAAGTGATCGCTGATTCACTTTGGGACATTGTTGGTCTACATGTTCGCGCAGCTGGCCGTGCTATGGCTCGCCTTAAAGAGCAAATTGCTTTGAGCCGATTCAAAGATGCAGCTACAATCGTTTTTGACAACGATAGTGGTTCATACGATGACACAACCGGTCTTGACATTAATGGCGTTGCCAATAAGACAGTCAAGTGGGACGATATCATCGACATGGCTGCCGTTCTCATGGCTGAAAACCATATTCCAACAGACTTTATTCTACACCCCCTCATGTGGTCGATCTTCCTCAAGGATGCCATCTTCCATCAAGGTGGCGCAGCATCAGGCGTTGGAACAAGCTGGGGCTATCGTCCCCAGTCTGCAGATGGTGCTTTGAATCAGACTGCCCCTATGGGATTGAACGTTATTGTTTCTCCTTTCGTTAGCTTCACGGCTAAGAGTGGTGCAACAGCAGCTAAGTCAGACCTCTTCCTCATCGACCGTAATGAAGTCGGAACACTTCTCGTCAAAGACGAGATGAGTACCGATCAGTTCGACGATCCGGGCCGCGATATTCGCCAGCTCAAGATGAAAGAGCGTTACGACATCGTGATGCTGGGTGATGGTGAAGGTATCACTGTTGCTAAGAACGTCAGACTCAGCCGTAACTACGAAGTACAGGTTACTAACGACATAGCCTGATAGAAACCTTAGGGTCGTTATAGTTACAAATTACCCTGAAGCTTGGGGGGCGGTGGAGAAATCTACTGCCCCCTCTGCTTTTTATTGAATTGATTTATTACTATTACAATAGGTTTTGAATTTGGAGTGTGTTGAGTGGCCTTATATCTTATTGATAACGCTACAGTAAGCGTTAATACTGTTAATATTAAATTCGGTAGGACTATTAAAATAGCATCCTTAGTTGATGCAAATTTTTTAGTATATACTGACGCAGCTACACCTGTTCAAGTAAGTTCCCCATTTAGGACTATCAATACTATTACTGATTATAATCAGATTAGTAGAACTTTAACTTTATATTGGGATGTCATTCTACCCGGTAATATAGACTATGTTGTCCGCGTTCAAAACTTACTAGATTCCTCGGGTATGACTGTCCCTGAAGAAAGAATCAGTTTCACGAGTCAAACACAGTCAGCAACTCCGTCAATCCTACAGGAAAGTAAAGCTACTGTTTTAAATGAAGTTTTAGTAGAAGATAAATCTATTAGAACAGATATTGAAACTGGTTATCAAATATTAGCTAAAAATCCTAATTTCTATATAGAATCTGTCAGTCCAAATAATGGAGATTTTTATATAGGAAATGATGAAAATAATGGAAGAACTATTATCTCATTTAGTTCTCGCCCAGCATCAAACTTTTTAACCAGTAAGTATTTTAAAGCACAACGTAAGAAGATGCAAAAAACGCCAACCAGGTGGGAAACGCTTCCTACCCAAGTGTCCATGCATTCATGGAAACCAGATGTTTATATAGATTTTCCATCTACCGACGCAACTCCGGTTTATTACACAGATAGCAAGACTTATTTCGAGACTGGATATAAATATAGAGTTATTGTCTCTTCGGAAGTCGGTATATAATGGCTAATTCATTATATGCAAAAGGCAAAGAAGGCTTATTAGAGGGCCTATTTGACTTGACTGACAATAATATAAAAATTGCATTAGTAAAAAATACTTATACAGTAAATTTAAGCACACATGAATTCTTGTCAAGCATTAGTGAAGATTCAGTCGCAGCAACTACTAGTTTACTAGCCGGAAAAACAACAGCTTCTGGTGTCTTTGACGCTGATAATATTACGGTAGAAGATTACGGGACTAGCGGTTTTGCCTATCTGGTTTTATATAAGGATACTGGAGTTAGATCTACATCAAGGCTTTTGGCCTACATAGATACAGCCACAGGTTTGCCAGTAGCTGCTACTGCTAGTCCTATCTCCATCACAATTAGCTGGAGTAACGATCAATACAAAATATTTAGTTTATAAAGGATTTTTATGAGCACCCAGTATCCCGCAGCGTTGGATATATTGATTAATCCGACATCGTCTGACCCACTCAATTCAGCAACAGTGCCTCACCATCAACAGCACGCAAATGCAAATGATGCCATTGAAGCCATACAAACGGTTATTGGATTGAATCCAGCAGGCAGTCATTTAACAGTAAAAGATAGAATAATATCTGCAGAAACTGCAATTACTACTCAATCAGTTTTAAATGGATTGACTGACGTTACTATTACCACAGTGAACTCAGGTAATATTTTGCGTTACAACGGTTCAGCTTGGGTGAACCACCCCGAAGAAAATCTTACCGATGGAGGAAATTTTTAATCATGTCTAATACAATCAGAATTAAAAGAAGAGCGGTTGGAGGAATATCTGGAGCTCCAGGATCTTTAGAAAACGCAGAATTAGCTTTTACAGAAGTAGACGACGTACTCTATTATGGAAAAGGAACCTCAGGAGCTGGAGGAACAGGTACTCCCATAGCTATTGCTGGCCCTGGCGCATTTACTACATTAACTAGTACTCAAACTATTTCTGGAAATAAAACATTTTCTGGAACAGTAGCCTTAGGATCTTCTGCAACTGCAACAACACAAACAGCAGGAGATAATAGCACAAAAGTCGCAACAACCGGTTATGTAGATTCTGCCGTAACTGCTGCTACATATAACTTTACTTTAGCAGGCGATTCTGGAACATCACAGACAATTGACGACGCGGAGACTGTAACCATATCAGGTGGAACTGGGCTTTCATCAATAGCATCATCTACAAATACCATAACCCTACATCTTGACAATACAACAGTTACTGCTGGTTCATATGGTTCAGCTAGTGCAATCCCAACCTTTACGGTTGATGCTCAAGGTCGTTTGACCGCAGCAGGAACAGCTTCTATTTCTACTTCATTTACAGTAGATGCAGACAACGGTGACAATTTAACAATTTCTGGTGGAGATACCTTCACTATAGTTGGTGGCATAGGCTTAACATCGGTTGCCTCCGCAACTGACAGACTTACTTTAGATCTTGACAACACTGCAGTAACAGCTGGCTCATACGGCGGTGCTGCATCAGTCGGTAGCTTCACGGTTGACGCTCAGGGTCGTTTAACTGCAGCAAGTTCGACAACTATAGAAATTGCGCTTGGAACTAATACCAGTGGAAACTATGTGGCAACAATAACTGGTGGAACTGGCGTTACTTCTTCTGCAGCAACAACAGGTGAGGGAACAACTCACTCACTGTCCATTGGTCAAGATGTAGCAACCTCTGCAAGCGTAACATTTGCAGGACTTACACTTAATGGTGGAAGCATGGTTTTTGAAGGTGCAACTGCAAATGACTTTGAAACAACTCTTGCAGTCACAGATCCAACTGCAGACCGCACTATCACTCTGCCAGATGCAACAGGTACGGTTGCACTTACTAATAATAAGCTTTCGGATTTTGCAGCAACTTCCTCAGCAGAACTTGCTGGAATTATATCGGATGAAACTGGTACTGGAGCACTTGTATTTGCTAACACGCCAACTCTTGTAACGCCAAACATTGGCGCTGCCACTGGCACGTCCCTTGTCCTTTCCGGCGATCTAACAGTTAACGGTACAACAACTACAATCAATTCAACTACCGTAACTGTTGACGATAAGAATCTTGAACTTGGCTCAAGCGCCTCTCCGACAGACGCAGGTGCCGATGGTGGTGGCATCACTCTTAAGGGTGATACAGACAAGACTTTTAACTGGGTTGATGCAACTGACGCATGGACGTCTTCAGAAAATCTTAATCTTCTGACGGGCAAGTCATTTTTAATTGCTGGAACGTCTGTACTTTCTGGCTCAACTCTTGGCTCAGGAGTAACTGCCTCAAGCCTTACTTCAGTTGGAATAATTGCAACTGGCACTTGGAATGGCACAACCATAGCAATAGCTAATGGTGGAACTGGAGCTACAGATGCTGGAGCAGCTAGAACTGCTCTTGGCCTAGCTATTGGCACTGATGTACAAGCCTATGACGCCGACCTTGCTGCAATTGCTGGCCTAACGTCAGCTGCTAATAAGCTGCCTTATTTTACTGGTTCTGGCACTGCGGCAGTAACTGACTTTTCAGCACATGGCCGAGCAATCATTGCTGACGCTGACGCTGCCGCATCTCGGACCACTCTCGGACTTGTAATTGGTACGAATGTTCAAGCTTATGATGCAGAACTTGCAGCCATTGCTGGTTTAACATCAGCAGCAGATAAGCTTCCCTACTTCTCGGGTTCTGGCACTGCAGCCCTTGCAGATTTTTCTTCATTCGGTAGATCATTAGTCGACGATGTAGATGCAGCAGGCGGAAGAACAACCTTAGGTT